GATTCGGTCTTGGAGGTGGAGCAGATTGGACTTTAACACGAGTATACTCTTATAAATCTTACCCAACATCAACAGCAGTTTATGTTACTCCATCAGGAACTCAACCAACAACTACTCCTTATACTGGTGTTCAATTAGGTACAAGATCTAGAAGCACCGGTGCATTTCTAAATGGTAGAGTATATAACATGGTTATTTATAACAGATCTTTAACTCAAGCTGAGATTGATCAAAATTGGACAGCACTAGTATAATATGAGAACATTTATATTTTTTAATTCGAGTGAAAAGGGGCTATTAGATTATTCACAATTAGTGGAAACATCACAGGAGACTCTTAGACTCAGCTTAGATGGAACTAAGACGTTTGTTAGTTATGAAACAGAAACTATGCCCAGCACAATCCAGGCTTTAACCAGTTATATTGGTCCATTAACTTACGAAGAAACCATAACAATATTACAAACAGCAGAGTGGCGACCACCTGCACCAACAATATAACATGCCAATCCCTAAAAGAGAATCAGGAGAAAGAGAAAACGAGTTTATACCAAGATGTGTAAGCGAAATTAGTGGCGAATACGAGCAGGATCAAGCCTTAGCTATTTGCTACCAACAAATGTCAATTAGTCTAATCAGAGACCGAGAGTACCGCAAGATGCTTACTCAAAAGGATCCTATGATGGCTAATTACAAAAAAGAAATGAAAAAGAAATAAATCATTATAATACAAACGAATTCATAATATGAAATTAGAAAATAATCAATCATACGTAACCAACCTACAATTTTCAGGTGGTTGGCCTGTTGGATCTGGATCTCTTAACTCAGCTACAATAGCTAGAGGTAATGTAGAATTCAGTTCAAGTTTAGCTTCAACAGGATCTTTTAAAGTAACTAATCCATTAGGAACTACTACGAACTATTTTTTAACTGCTTCTGTAAGTGCATCTGACGCAACTAATCAAAGCGCTGGTAGCAATCAATACATCGCTGTATCTGGTTCTAACGGTGAAAAATTAGCTATCATATCTTCAGTATTAACAGCAAACACTGGTTTGTTTCTTAATGCTACTGGATCTGGCACTACTTTAGCTGTAAGCGCTAGCTTCGGTGGATCTAATGGTAACGATATCACTTTCTTAATTGCAACTGGATCTGCTTTTAACACTTACAAATTAGCTAGTGGTACAGGCAAAGCAAACTGGCCTTATAGCTTCCCATTCGTAGCACAAGGTTTATACGTAGGAGTAGCTGGTGACTTAAACGGAACTACAATCGATGGTTCATACGTTTCATTCACTTCGGCTTCAGGATTCATTCCAGGACTGTTTACATCAGTATCAGGATCTTCAACTGCATTGGCTGTATTAGCTTTAAAATAAAATAACCAATGATTAATGCATTTGGTAATTACATAGGGTTCGGTCAACCTCAAATATATCCCTTATTTAATGTTAGTGGATCTGTAGATGTATACAATGTCGGCAACGATACTGTATTTTCATTCTATAACGATTCAGGTAGCGCTGTACAGCCTCAAGGCACAGGATCTATTAAATTCTCTAGAAACTATAGAGTTGAGTACTTACTAGTAGGCGGAGGAGGATCTGGTGGAATTGAACAAGGCGGCGGTGGAGGCGGTGGTGTACAAAGTGGATCATTTACAGCTATAGCAAATCAACCTTACGATATACGAGTAGGATTTGGCGGACAATTTGATCAAACTACAGGTATTGACTTTGGGAATACTGGTTCTGTATCATATATTAGTGGATCTACTTTACCTTTTTCAATTATTGCTTTTGCAGGCGGAGGTGGAGCAGGATCTATGGCAGTTAATAGAGATACAGGATCTGCTCCAGCAGGAAACGGAGGATCAGGTGGAGGAGGCGGCGGCCATATAACAATACAAGCGGGAGGTACAGGATCTCAAGGATCTAATGGCGGATCAGGTTCTCTTATGTTATCGGGATCAGGACCCGGTCCAACTCCAGGAGATCTTACATCATATTGGATCGGAGGTGGGGGTGGTGGCGGTACATCTGTAGGTACAAGCGGATCTAGCTTTGTTGTAGGACTATATACCTATCCAAGACCAGGAAATGGTGGATCCGGATCATTTAGCTACATTGGTAGTACAACTGGATCTTGGTACGCTGGTGGTGGTGGAGCTGATTTCGTATCTAGTCTTAACTACAGTACTTTTGATTACACTTTATTTCCTACTGGTTCAGGCGGAATAGGTGGTGGAGGTAATGCATACTCAGATGGTCAACAAAGAACAGGTGGAGGCGGAGGAGCTGCTGGTAGCAACTACAGAACTGGTGGCATTAGTCCTACTTTTTATGGTAATGGTGGTTCAGGAATTGTAATACTTAGAGTTAATCTAGACAATCCTCTTCCAGCTTAATCTAACAAAACAAAGCAAAAGAATATATCTTAATTATAAATCAATAACAAAAAAATGGACACTCAAAATATTATCAACAAAATCGCTGCTTTAGTTGGACTTGACAAACAAGTTAAATTAGCTGGTGATGTATACGGTAAGTTAGAAGATGGTGCAGCAGTAGCTACAGACAGTTTCCAAGTTGGAAATGTATTATTCGTTATTAGCGAAGCTGGTAGCAAATCATTAGCACCTGATGCTGATCACAAAATTTATCTACCAACAGAAAATGGTAGCAAATTATATCAAATCACAACTAAGGACGGTATCATGACTCAAATCGAGTTACAACCTAATCCAGGAAAAGAATTAAATATGAAACAAGAAAATTTAGCAGAAAACAGTTCAGTAGGTGTTATCACATCTCCTAAACCAAAAGAAGACAACATGGTAGATCCAGCAATGTTACCAAACGTAAAGTCTGAATTAGCTATGGAAGACGTAGCTTCAAGAATGGACGAAATGGCAGCTGAAGTTAAACAATTAAGAGACGATATTGCTAACATCTATTCTAAAATGAATGGCGAGAAAGAAGAAGATATGGAGCAAGATATGGAAGCTCAAGTATCTAACGAAGATGCAAAAGTAAAAGACATCCTTAAAGGTGGCGTTGGTGTTGGTGGTCAAGGTAAGCCTAACGATGGTGGACCAAGCAAATACAACATGAGTGCTCAAAAGAAATTCACTGGTGCTCCAGTTGAAGAAAATAAGCCTTTAGCAGGATTATTAAAAACAAACAAGACAGAAAATGCTATGACTCGCGTATTTGCGAAAATGGCTAATTCAAAGATCTAATTATAAACAAGTTAAACATTTTTTAAAATGCCAACTAACACATCGATTACTAGTACCTATGCCGGACAATTCTCTGGTAAGTATATCGCAGCTGCTTTGTTATCAGCTCCAACTCTTGATAAAGAGTACATAACAATCAAACCAAACATTAAGTTTAAAGAAGTTATTAAGAAGTACAACAACACAAACGCTATCTTTGATGCATCTTGTGATTTCAGTGCTACTTCAACAGTAACTTTAACTGAAATGATCTTACAACCAGAAGAATTCCAAGTTAACTTACAATTATGTAAGAAAGACTTTAGAAGTGACTGGGAAGCTATTGAAATGGGAATCTCTGTATTCGATAACTTACCTGCTTCTTTCACAGAATTTATGATCGGTCAAGTAGCTGCTCAAGTTGCTGCTCAAACTGAGACTAATATCTGGACTGGTTCTGGCGCAAGCACAGGTCAATTCCAATCTTTTGATTCATTATTTAGAACTGCTGCATCAGGAGTTGTTTCTGGTTCAGGCGGAGTTTCTGGAGCTGCTAGTGGTTCTATCACTGGATCTTCTACAGTAATTGCTGCATTGCAATCAGTAGTAGACTTAATTCCAACTACTGTTTACGGTAAAGAAGATTTAGGTATCTACGTTTCTACTGCAACAATGAAAGCTTTCCAAACTGCAGTTGGTGGTGGTTCTAGCTACGCTAACGGTTACAATAACCAAACAGTTATTGGATTAAAACCAATGGATTTCCAAGGTATTCCTTTGTTACATTGCCCAGGCTTACCAGCTGCTTCTGTAGTTGCTGCTCAAAAATCTAACTTATTCTTCGGTACAGCTTTATTGTCTGACAGAAACGAAGTTAAAGTATTAGATATGGCTGATTTAGATGGTTCTCAAAACGTGAGAATTATCATGAGATATACTGCTGGTGTACAATTCGGCTTCGGTCCAGATATTGTATACAACTTCGCATAATCTTAATAGGGTTAACAGAATATAAAAAAAAGGGGTCATTTGTGTGGCCCCTTTATTAAAAAAAAGAATAAAACATTATAAAATGCCTTGTAATTTATCATTAGGAAGAAACGAACCTTGTAAGGATCAGATAGCTGGTCTTCAGGGCGTATACTTCATTAATTACACAACAGGTAGCTTTGCATTGAATGCGAACGACGAAGTAACGTCTTTCCCTTCTGCTTCATCAGCGTATTACTACGAATTGAAAGGTGCAAATGGCTATACTGAAACTGTAAATACAAGTCGTGACAACGGTACAACTTTCTTTAGTCAAGAATTATCTTTGACTCTTAAGAAGTTAACTGCTCAAATGACCAAAGAGTTCAAATTGATGGCATATGGCAGACCTCAAATCGTTGTTGCTGACAGAAACGGTAACGCATTGTTAGTGGGTAAGAATTACGGTGCTGATATGACTGGTGGTACTATTGCTACAGGTCAAGCATACGGAGATTTGTCTGGATACACAGCTGTATTCACAGGTCAAGAACAATTACCAGCTAACTTTATCACTGGTTCAACGCTGACTAATCCTTTCGCTGGAGTTGCTAACGCACCTACAGTTGTTTACGGATCACCAGCTTAATAAAATTTGGTATATCGTTCCTTTTGGAACTGCTCATATATCCATGTCTAAGTGCCCTGTCTGATTCCTCAGATGGGGTATTTTTTTGTAATAAAGTAAATTAAAAAGAAATGGCAAAAGTTAAAACAGCTGCAACAATTGTAGTATCAGATACTAAAAAAAGAGGTAGCGCTAAAAAGAGTTACAACAAACATAGTCCAAGACCTAAAGCTTATCGTGGACAAGGTCGCTAATAAAACAAAAGAAGATTTTTCAGTTATAATATTGATAACACGAATATGACAATAATAACTCCAGATACAGGTTCTTTGCAGTATTTTAGAGTCAGAACTATGCCTTCTGCTAGTCTCAGTAGCTTTAGGGTGCGTCTGGCTTTAACTAATGAAGAAACTAATGTACCAACATCAATAACTAATGTCACAGCGTCCTATGATGCCTATGACTTCTTATGTGTTACTGCTAGTTTAAACTTACAAGCAAATAACTTCTTTACTATGGATATTGTGCAGTTATCTGGATCTACGGATTGCACAGTATTGTACAGAGGAGAAATACTACCAACAACACAATCAGCTACTGTTAGAAATTCAGATCCTATGTTGAGTTACATTGACAATTCTAACGAGTTCATTATATACGAATACTAATTATGGAAAATAAAGAATCAAGAGTAAAAGTAGTAAATCTTTCTGGTGGATATATCTTACCAAAGATTACAGAAACTAAAGGTAGAAAGCAACACGTAGAAATTGGAATCGATGGTTCTGATGACTTCTTTACTACTTTAATTAAGAGATACGAAACTAGTCCAACTAACCAAGCATGTATCGATGGATCTACAGATTTAATCTATGGTAAAGGTGTTAAAGGTAAAAAAGGATCTGAAAGATTAGAAGACTACATTTATAAGTTAACTACTAACGAAGAGATTAGAAAGATTGTATTCGATTATAAGATGTTTGGTAATGCATCTATTCAGTGTGTATTCAACGAAGATAGAAGTCAAATCATTGGATTTTATCATATTCCAGTAGACACATTAAGAGCTGAAAAGGTAGGAGATGATGGAGTTATCCATGGTTATTATTACTCTTCAGATTGGACAAACAAAAGAATACAACCAACAAGAATTCCTACATTTGGAGAAGACGAATGGGAAAATGATACTCAAATCATCTACTTCAAGAAATATTCTCCAGGTAAATTCTATTATGGTATTCCTGATTACTATAGCTCAATTCAATACTGTGCTGTAGAAGAGGAAGTAGCAAACTTACACATCAACAATATCTTGAATAACTTCATGCCAAGTAC